CCCAGAAATCTGGAGCGACGAAGTAATCGCTGCATATCAAAAGAACCTGAAAATGGCTCCCCTTGTCAAGCGTATGTCTATGTCTGGCAAGAAGGGTGACGTTATTCACGTACCTAAGCCTATTCGTGGCTCGGCTAATGCTAAGGCAGAAGCTACTGCAGTTACGATTCAGGCCAACCTTGAGACTGAACTGACGATCACTGTTGACCGTCACTTTGAGTACTCGCGTCTGATCGAAGACATCGTAGAAGTACAGGCTCTGTCCTCTCTGCGACAGTTCTACACTGAAGACGCTGGTTATCAACTGGCTCTGAAGGTTGACACCGACCTTATCAATGCTGCTACTGGTTTCGGTGACGGAACTCGTACTCAGTCTCCCGCCAACACTGGCGCAAACTGGGTAAACAGCAACAGCTACTACTTCAATGCCGCTACTGGCTTGTCTGCGTATGCTGCTGACACGGTAACGTCTGGTGACAACTTTACTGACCTCGGCTTCCGTGAAGCTATCAAGCTGATGGACGATGCTGACGTACCTATGGATGGACGAGTTCTCGTTATTCCTCCTGCGTCACGTAAGTCAATCATGGGCATTGATCGCTACGTATCTTCCGACTTTGTTGGTGGTCGTGGTGTTGAGTCAGGTCTGATTGGTAACCTGTACGGCGTAGACATCTACGTTTCTAGCAACTGCCCTGTTATCGAAGCAGCAGGTCAAAACTCTGCGTCTTCTGTTGACACTCGTGGTTGCTTGTTCTTCCACAAGGATGCCCTTGTAATGGCAGAGCAACTCGCTGTACGTTCGCAAACTCAGTACAAGCAAGAGTACCTCTCTACTCTGTACACTGCGGATACTCTGTACGGTGTTCAAACTTATCGCCCAGAAGCAGGATTCATCCTCTCTGTCTGCGACGAGTAATCGTTCTACGGGGTCGGCAACGGCCCCTTTTTCTTCCCTTCTTGTTTTTCTTGGAGTAGTTCATGGCTACCACTATTAAACTTAAAAACGGATCAGGTGCGCCTGCAGCTAGTGATTTAGTCCAAGGCGAACCAGCGATTGATCTGACTAACAAGCGTCTTTACACAGAAAACGCAAGTGGCGCTGTTATCGAAGTAGGATCAAACCCAAGTAGTCTTTCAATTAACGGTACTGCTGTAACTGCAACAGCAGCAGAAATTAATACCTTGGATGGCATTACATCCTCTACTGCAGAACTCAATATTCTTGATGGCGTTACGTCTACGGCGGCAGAACTAAATATTCTTGATGGCGTAACAGCATCTACGGCTGAAATCAATATCCTTGATGGAGTTACCTCTACTACAGCCGAACTCAACATCCTTGACGGAGTAACGTCTACAGCCGCAGAACTTAATATTTTAGATGGCGTAACGTCTACGACAGCAGAGCTAAATATCTTAGATGGAGTTACTAGTACCGCTGTAGAGCTAAACATCCTAGACGGGGTAACCTCTAGCACAGCAGAGCTTAACATCTTGGACGGTGTGACAAGCACGACTGCTGAACTGAACATTCTCGACGGTGTTACTGCTACCGCAACAGAACTAAATGTTCTTGACGGCGTTACAGCTTTTGTTGATGAAGATGACATGAGCAGTAACTCTGCTACGTCTATTCCTAGTCAGCAGTCAGTTAAGGCGTATGTAGATTCTCAAGTAGCTTCTTCTGATACGCTTGCAGAACTTACAGATACGAATATTACAAGTCCCGCAGATGCTTCCTTGTTATTTTATGACACAGGCACATCCAAATGGATTGACAACGCAGTATCTGGCGACATTACTATCGCTGATACTGGTGTAGCGGCTATTGGTTCTGGTGTTATTGTCAACGCAGATGTTAATGCTAGTGCGGCTATTGACGTATCTAAGACTGCTCTAGTTGCTGGTACAGGTATTACCCTCAGTACAAACACTTTAAATGTTGATGCGTCACAAACTCAAATAACTGCGGTAGGTACTATTGGCACTGGTGTTTGGCAAGGTACTGCTGTAGCTGACGCCTATGTTGCTAACGACTTAACGATCTCTGGCGGTACAGTAAACAACACCGTTATTGGAGGTTCTACTCCAGCCGCAGGTACGTTCAGTGCTTTGGTAGCTAATTCGCTTACATATCCAACCAGTGACGGGTCAAACGGACAAGCTATTATTACCAACGGAAGCGGTACATTGTCTTTTGGTGATGTGTCTGGTGGCGGTGGTATTACTTATGTAACTAAGACTGCTAACTACACTATGTCTGCGGGTGAGGGTGTTATTGCAAACACTGCTGGAGGTACGTTTACGATTACGTTGCCTGCAAGTCCATCTACAGGCGATCAAGTCATTATTGCAGACGGTAGCAACTGGGCTACTACAAACCTAACTGTAGGGCGTAACAGTTCTACTATTGAGGGAGTAGCCTCTGACCTAGTAATGGACGTAAGCGGTATTTCTGTCACTATGGTCTATGACGGCTCAACGTGGCAGTTGTACCCACAAACAGGAACCTCTCCTAGTCTAGGCATTGATGATAATGCTGATGCTGTAGCTATTACGATTTCGTCAAGTGAGTTTGTGGGAATAGGTACTAACGCTCCTATCGTCCCGCTTGATGTAGTCGCTAAAACTGGCGCACACGCAATCACTATGAGGGCTAGGTCAAATAATGACTATGCCTTTTTTAGCATGAGGTCTAATGACGGTACAGAAGATTTAGCTGACATTGCGATACAGCGTACAGCGGCAGATACAGGCCGGATGCTTTTTTATACAAACAACGGCGGTTCCGCTACAACAAAACTCACCATTGAACCCAACGGTGACATTAAAGCTGATAGCGGCAATATAGTAATAGGCACTAGCGGCAAAGGCATAGATTTTTCATCAACATCAGACGCTTCTGGAATGACCGCAGAGGTTTTGGACGATTACGAAGAAGGCACGTTTACACCTACAATCTCTGGCGGCGTAACTTCTCTTTCATACGGCGCTCGTAGTGGTCACTACACCAAAATAGGCAACTTGGTTTATTGTGATATTTATATCAATTTTTCAGGCACTGGCGATAATTCTCAATTTGTTATTGCTAGTTTGCCTTACACATCAAAAAACTCAAATTATATTAGAGGCGGCGGGTGTTCATCCTATGTAGATTTAGGTGGCAAGACGGTGCAGTTTTACGGAGCGCAAAACGCCGCTTATTTTTTCACTTACGAAGATGGGAACCAACCTTTTAGATACTCAGGCTCAGTAAGTAATTATTTAATCGGCACATTTATCTATCTTGCCGCCTAACAATTACCCCTTTTAGAGATTGGGGCAGACAGTCCATAGCCAAAGGAGATAAACATGGCACTCACAGAAGTAGTAGAAGTAGACAAGGTAGAGATCGTTGGGCCGTACAGAGCAGTGCAAGTACGCACGGCTACGATTATCTACAAAGACGGCGAAGAAATCTCTCGCGGGTTTCATCGTCACGTTATTAGCGCAGGCGATGACTACAGCAACGAGACAGAAGAAGTGCAGGCGATCTGTGCCGCAGTCCACACAGAAGAAACTATTACTGCACAACAAGCTAATGACGCGGCGAGCAAGCCTTTGGGAGAGTAACTAATGGCTAATTTATCAAGTTATTTGCCAGATGGAATTGACGAGTCTAGTGTACAAATCACAGGCGGTACAATTAATGGCACTACTATTGGGGCTTCTACTGCTGCCGCAGGTACGTTTACTACAATCGCAGGTACTACAATTACAGGGTCTGGTGACCTTGCCATTGATACCGATACTTTGTTTGTGGACGTATCAGCAGATAAAGTAGGTATCGGTACTACGACTCCTGCTGAAGATTTAAATATCGTAGGGGCTAGCGGCACTGCCAAGGTTCGCTTTGATGGAGACTCAAGCAATCTCCAAAACAACTTTATTGGAATCACGGGATACGACGATCTAATTATTGCGTCTGACGAAGCCAACTCAGGTTCGGCATCTACTATTCAGTTCA